TGGTTCTTACCTCGGCAAAGCGCGGATCGTCAGAATTGTGGAAGGCTGCGTAATCCGGGTGTTCCGGGTCGTGCATCATACGCTGGGCTTCCCCGCGGGCCTGTTGCTCCTGTCGTCCAGGTGGCACAGGAAGAGCCGGTTCATCCAAAAGTCTGCCTACCGCATCCAGAATTTTGTACATGGCCGGATGATCGGCAATGCCCATCTCATTGAACACGCTCTGCTCGACCCCGGCCATGCGGCACAGACGCCCCGCCATCTGAACCGCTCGCATCTGGCGGGCGTCGCTGTCCCGGCCCCATTCGCCGTCCAGCTTGCTCCACGCCTCATTCATGGCTGCCTCATGGGCCTGCTGCTGTTCGGCCGCCTTGGCCGCCATGCGGGTGTCCATATCCTTGATGAACGCAGAAAGCCCCTTGACGGGCAGCCCGTGAGCCTTGCCGGTTTCGGTCAGTAGATTCTGCAGCGTCTCGTCACCAGTGAACGTTTCGTCAAAGGCCAGCACGTAATCCTCCTGGGCGGGAGGTTCGGTCTTCCCAGGCTCCGGATTTGCCGGAGGCGGGTCAGCCGGTGGATTGGCGGGAGCCGTGTTTGGATCCGGCTCGGGGTCGGCCAGACTGGGGCGGCCAGGCGCAGCGGGAGGGTTAGGATTCCCTCCGCCTCCATTATCAGGGGCTTCTTCACGGAGGAATCGGTTGTGGTATAATCTGAATAAGGACATAGTGGTTACTCTGTGGTTTCTTCTTCTGGTTCGTTGTTGTTGCCTACTACCATTTCGATGAACAAAATCACCTCGCGGTAGGCATCTCGGCGCATGGCGTCAAGGGGGTCGTAGGAACCGGCCGCCCCCTGGAAACAGGGAAGGTCGGTCTGGAAATGTTTCTTCAGCTCCGCCAGAACTTCCGGATTTCTGAAAGCTTCCCGGAAAATCCTTCTGCGGTGCTTCATGCGCTTTTCGTACTCATCCTGGGGATTTGTCTTCATGCTGTTTGTAAAGCTTGTTGCGCCTGGGCGTTATTCCTGTTTGCCACGGAGGACTGTTCCGCAAGGGCAGCCTGCGTGGCCGCTTCCTGCTGCTGCTTCCTCTCGGTCTCCTTCTGCTGCATCTCTTTTTCCGACGCCTTGCACTCCATCGGAGCGCCCTTGGAATCGTAAATCAGCTCTCCGGCCTTGTTGAGGTTCACAATATCCAGCAACTCCGGCCGTCCGGTCATCTGGGATAGGGTGCCGATGGATTCGAGGGCCGTCATCAAGCCGTCCGTCTGCGTCCGGGCAATCGCCTGGGCGATCTTGCCCATAAACAGCACCTGCGGAACAGCCAAACGCGTGGGGACTCCCCGACGGTTGGTCTCAAACACGCCTGGCACCGGGTCGGGCAGCTTGCCTGCGCGATACAACAATGCCATAATCCTCTGGCACATCATCCGGAAATCGCTCACGAATAACGTGAAAGAGGGGGTAAATCCAAGCACCTTTTCAGCTTCCCGGGCCGCTACCTCCGTGGCCGTCATCTGGCGGTCAATGCGGGAAACGGTCTCCAGCATGGGAACGTAAAAAGCCTCTTCAATCTTGGCGTACAGTCCGCGCAGGTATTCCAGTCCAATATCATACTGCCCTTGTGTACCCCATTCGCGTGGGAGCCCGAGATTGGCCGCTTCGGCAGAAATGGTGGTTTGGCCGCCGGCGCGCAAGTCTACATCACCGTACTGTGAAGCCAGCAGGAAAAGCCTTGGGTAAGCCTTCGTCTGTCCCAGCGTGTACAGAATCTTCTCCATGTCGATAGCCATGCGAATGGTGCGCCGTGCGTGCCACGCAGGACTCACCCCGTAGGGACTATCGCCCCAGCGCAGGAAGCGTGTTACCAGGAACGGAAACTCGTAAAAACCGCTCTCAAACACAATCTTCTTGTCGTCCAGGGAAATAATCACGTCCTGCCACGGCCTCTTCTTGGCTGGCAAATTATTGGAAAGCAGCCTGCCAGCCTGATTGGGAAGCACGCACTGAACAAACTCGAAAGAATCCGTATACCGGCGCTTTGCATCCTTGAGAGCTCTCCGTACCTTGGCCCCCAGGGCTTCTTCTCCCCATTTCTGTGCAGCCTGGTGAGCTGTCAGCCTGAACCAGCGCACCAGCGTGTCCACGTCTCCGGACTCCGATTCTGCAATGGCATAAGTGCCCGTGGGGATGTGCCTAAAAATCAGCTGTTTGTTGAGATTCATCTCGGAGAACATGCAGCCGGTCCCGGTCAGGCAACGGTCCAGATATACCTCGTGCATGACTGAATAGAAATTGGAAACGGCAAGCTCCCGCTCCATCACTTCCGTGGCCTTGTTGTACCAGTCATTCAAGGTCTGATTCCCATCCTTCTTGTAGCCAACGGGGCGAAGTGTGAACCATCGCCTGTCCAAAGGCGTGATGTACGTCAGGTGGGCGGAAGCCAGCTTTTTCAGGCTGTTATTGGCAACATCACTGTGCTCCAGTCCGCCGCCGTTGTCCGGTACGCTGTCTGGATGGGCATTGCCTGTGGCTCTGGGCATGATGATGCGGCGCATTTCATCCCAGCCGCCTTCAAAGGCGGCGCGTTCCGTGCGCAGGTTATCCGCCAGGGCAATGTAATCGCGTACCTCCATGACTGTTATCCCAGGGTTTTGCGCAGCGTGGACAGGCCGCCGGACAGATTCGGATTATTTACCGTGTCGGACAGCTTCAATCTGCGCTTGCTCTTGGTCTGCACGTCCTCCGATGCGTCCGAAACGGACTTCTCCGTGGCGGCCGGGTTCAGAGGTTCTTCCACTGCCGGCGGGGCCGGGGCTTGAGTGACTTTGGGTTTGAAAATGGATCCCATGGTAATTTACTGGTTGAGGGTGTAAGCGTCTACGCCCTGCGCAATGGCACGGGCAATGGCGCCGGGGGTGTCGTGCATCACGGAAGCGTCTCCGGGGTTGGACAAAAAGCCGCACTCCACCAGCACAGCAGGCGGCACGGTCTTGCGGAGCACATACAGGCTGGTCTTGTTGGGCTTGCAGGAACGGTCAGGACGTGCCTGTACATGGTCAGCGCGGCCCGGCATGAGCTTGCAGAGAGGCCCGGCAATGGCTTCGGCCAGACGTTTGCCGGAAGGGGAATCCGTGTAAGAACCGTCGTCGTGGTAGTTGCGGTGGTGGCAGACATGGGCCCCGCAGGCGGTAGCTGATCCCGCAGAATCACAGTGTAGGGAAAGGGAAATATCATAGCCTCCGGCATTGATGGCCTTGACCGTAGCGGCAAGATCGTCGTCGTTGTCCATGCGAGGGAAGTCGATGATGGTGACGGCGTGCCCCTGGGCTCGCAACATGGGGGCGAGATGGTCCGCGATGGTCTTGGCCGTGGCGTGTTCTTCCAGGCCGTTGCCGCGGCTGCCGGTGTTATTGGCGTGTCCGATGTCTAAAGCGATATTCATAGTTATAACTTAATTTTGTTAGAAGTGGTTAGAATTACCGAGGAATCCTCGGAGGTTGAACTTGTAAGAAAAACTTTACAGTTGCCTATTTCTCAAGTTTCCGCTCAATGTCCTCCACTCGGAGAGCAAGGAGCTGGATTGCCTTGGCCGTCTCCACCTGGGCCTGCGTCTGCATGGTCATCAGATCGCAAAGTCGGTCATTGTGATGGCTCATGACTTCCCCGATGTACCAGCACGCCCCGCCGCAAATAGACAGCGACAAAATGACGCAAGCGAACATGGGGGAAGCCTTGGCGAATTCAAGGAAACGTGCCGGCACTTCGGAGAGTTTGCACATGGTCTTACTTCTTGGAGGCTTGAACGACGGGCGGCACGTCGGTGACGGGCTGGGATTGGGAATAGGAGATATGCCCCTGCTCAATGACGAGACAGGCCCCGTCCTTGCATACCTCCGTCCGGTCCGGCGTAACGTCTACGCTGTGCCCGCAGCCGGACAGGGACATTCCCAAGCCGCCAAGGACGGCACCAGCGGCAACCGCTCCGGCTGCATACAGGGCCTTTTTCCACCAGCCGGTGGAGGTTTTGGCCTGTCCTGTGAGGTAATCCTGGACATCCCCCAGGGCGTGCTTGCCGATGATGGGGAGAGCTTGTTTAGCGACAGCGAGCCATCCGTTCCGCTGGTCGGCTTTTAGACCGTCCCACACAAGCCAGGCTTCTTTCTGCTCTTTTTGGTAGGTCATGTACATCTCCTTGGCAATTTCCAAGGCGTGATTGCATTGATTATTAGTAGTCATATGATTATGTTATTGTTTAGTGAAGTGTTTGAAAAATGCGACGACTGGAAGAGTTGTCAGCGTGAATTCCGGGTAGTCCGCAATGGTGAAAAGCCTGCGCCCTCCCTGGGGATTAATGGCCTCGATGGTTAGCTCTACGGCCTCAATCTCTATCTCCGCGGGCTCAAATGGCTCATCCGGAGCAAGGGCGGTTACATGCCCCAGCCTCGCCCACACTTGGGACGCCTGCCACGGCTCGGCCATGCCAACCAGAGCGGACACCACGGAAGACAGGGCTGGGGCCTGGTCGGCGGGGATGTCGTCTTGCGTGTAGCGGTCCGTGTGGGCGTAGCCCTCCGCATCTTGGTAAATGGCCGTCAGGGTTAATTTCTGCCAGTCGCCGAGGGTGGGAAACTGTAAATGTATCTCTTGCATGGTGTTATTGCGCTAATTGGTTGATTTCCACGACAGCGGTCTGGGCATAGTGGTGCCCCACAAACGCCCACGCCTGCCGGGGCTGTCCGGTCGTGTTGGGGGTCAGCGTCAGGACAACTTGGCCGCCTCCGGCTGGTATCTGCTCCGCGGATTGGCTGCACCACACGGCGGCGGGATCGTGCCCGCACATGGTGTCGTTGATGACGTATATAGCCTCCGCCAGCGTGGACGATACCGTCAGCGTTACCTCGCCGCCCGCCGCAGGCACCTCCAGAGCAGAGGCCGTCACATCCGGCACGGGCTTGACCGTCGCATCACGCATCACAACGCGCTCCATGATCGGCCAGACATCGGTGACGCCCAGCGCAGGGGCTGTGTCAATCCTCATGCCTCCCATCCGCAGCCCCACCTGATACGTGCTGCTCACCTCGTGCGCCTTGGCTTTAGCCGTGAAGCAGGCCGTGTTGCCGCTCCCGCAAAACAGGCTCGTCATCGGCATCACGTAGTGGCCGTCCACAAACATCTCCC